AATACCTTCAATACTGTTTTAGAAACTGCTGAAAGCAGTCCTTTCCTTAAGCAACTAGCAAAAGCAGCTTTAGTTGCAACACCTGATGATAAGGCTTTAATCATGCGTAGCTGGCCCAAACTTGTGCAGAACTACGGCCCAGGATCTTCTTTTTATAAGGAGGCAGCATGACAAAAGGAACCGTTCAAATTTCTAATGCTCATTACCACAAAGATTCTGCAATATCAGCATCAATGCAGAAAGTAATGGCAGCTCATGGCCCTAGAGCTTATTGGAATAGTTTTTTAAATCCAAATAGACCAGAAAGAAAACCAACGGCTGCAATGGCATTGGGAACCCTTACTCATTGTGCTGTATTAGAACCAGACGAATTAGAAAAGCGTTTCGTTGTTGTTTCTTCTAGAACGACTAAGAAGGGAAAAGAAGAAGCAAAGGAAGCAAAAGAAAAAGGGTTAGAACCTTGCACCCAAACAGATTGGGATTTAGCCCTAAATATGCGTGATGCTGTTTTTGCAGAGCCAGCAGCAAAAGAGTTATTAAGTTTTGGTATTGCTGAGAAATCTTATTGGTGGGATGACGAGCAAAGCGGTTTAACTTGTAAATGTAGACCTGACTGGATTAATAAAGAAACGATTGTTGATCTTAAAACGAGTCGATCAGGAGCCAACCCAAATGACTTTGCAAAGGCTGTTGCTAATTTCAAATACCATTTACAAGCGGCCCATTATTTAAACGGTGTTTCTGAAGCAAAAAGGTTTGTATTTCTTGTTGTGCAATCAGAGTATCCATTTGATGTTGGCTTATGGGAGCTTGACGAATTGAGTTTAAAAGAAGGTC